GTGTCCTGTGGGTCAGGGCCCGGATAAAAAGAGGGGGCGGGGTCCGCGCGGTTTCGCCAATACGTTTCTTGTCGAATGTCAGTTCGGGAGAGTAATCCCGCGACGCTTCGCGGTCCTCCGGAGCAGTGCCATGCCCTTCGGCGTCAGCTCGTGCGTGGTCCGGTCGTGCATCTCGTTGTGTACCGGCCCCGCCAGGCTGATCAGATTCCAGTCGCACCATTCATATTCCGGATAGTGCTCTCGCGGAAAAATGTGGTGAACAGTGTCGGCCTGGATGATCCGGCCGTAGCGCTTCGATTCCTGGCATTGATATTTGTCGCGGCGAAGGATGGCCGCGCGTTTGCGCTTCCAGCGCTGCGACTCGTAGAATTTCATGGCAAATTAAAAGCAGGTCATCTCTGACCTGCTTCTCATGAAGGTAATGTTGCGGTATGGCTCCGATCTCCCGATCCTCACTAATCGCATTTTATGTTAACTCTCTAGGACATGGAAGGACATGATCCGGAAGGTCGAAGGCCTCAATGGCCTGCTTCCGGAGCCGAACCACATGGCGGTAGCTGTATGACATGGCCACGCAGATCTCCTCGATGCTCTTGCCCATAACGAAGTAATAGCGGAGCACGCAGCGCTGCGCCTCGGTCAGCCGCGGAGCTGCTTCGATGGCATCGGTCACCTCGCGCTGGATCTCGATCCGGAGGCTGAGCTGCTCCCGGATCCGACGATAGAGCTCGTCATATCTGGCGGCGAATCCGGAGAGATCAGCGTCGCCCGCTGCCCCGTGCGGCATCCCGTCGATCCTGGTCGACGGCAGGATCGCATCGGCCTCCAGCTGGTTAATCTCGGCGACCAGCTCAGCCTCGGCGCGCCTGGCATCGCGGAGGCGATAGAGCCACGCTCTTTTACCTCTCGCAGTCGTCTGCCTGTCCTCTTCCTGCCTCGCCTCCCGGAGCGCCTTAGCTCCGGACATCCATCGCGTTTCCATTGTCATCTCCTGCTCAGCCCCTCCACGATTCTCCGCTCCTGTGGTGATAGCTGCCATCTTGTCGCTGCCGCTCGCTCCGCTGCCGCTCGCTCCGCTGCCGCTCGCTCCGCTGCCGCTCGCTCGCTTGCTTTCTGCTCGGATAGTAAATATCCCCCCCGAATATAGATTTGCCTGCCGCCCTCTGGGCGTCGAGTGTCCGGATGAAATAACATTCGTCGAAGGGGATATCGATCCGGACGCCGTGCTTCGCCAGGTATCCGATTGTCGCCGGAGTGATCACTTCATCCGGATAGCTGTACTTTGGGAGCTGCGGCGCCTTCTTCGTCCTCTGTTCCTCTCTGTCTGCCTCTTCGATGATGGCGCCCAGCTCCGGGCAGCCTCGGATCTCGAAGTGCTCGTCGAGGTTCGTCAGGAAGGCCGTGTCGACCACGGCCCCATTCTCGTAAGTTATCGACGAGGCGGTGATGATGTGGGTGACTCCTCTCCCGCAGCTGAAGTTTGTCAGATATGGCGAGAAAAGGAAGAACCGGACGCCGGCCGCCTGGTAATCCTTGCAGATCCGGGAGACGATCGAAAACGGAGGATTGTCAACCACGACCCAGCCCTCCGGATAGCTTTCGTTCTGGTAGTCCCCGCCCGGCCAGAATGGCCGGATGACCTTCTCCGGATCTATCCCATATTCCTGAACGACCCAGCCCAGGATCGCGTCATAGACGCGCGCCGGTGTATAGTAGTCGTCCGTCGTCTTCTTCGGTTTGAATTTATCGACGAACGCCTGAAACTCAGGATTAACGTCGCCCAGTGTCATCTGTCCGTCAAGTCTCACTGTTTCACTGCTCCTCTAAATATCACAACCATGGACGGAAAAGGCGCTCCGTTCTTGCTGTCGCCAAACTTCAGCCGCCCCCTGATAAATCGTATTTCGGCCCTGTGTTGTATAAAATTGTGAAAATATCGCGTGTCCGTTCTGGCTGGGATCAGCATAACGACGACCGTGTTGTCCTTGTGCCCTTCATAAAAAGCTTTTTCGACCCATTCCGATATATGCGAGTATGGCGGATTGCAAAACACCTTGCACCCCCCCCATGTTTTAGTCAGCCCGTCGTCATCTTTTCCGAACCATCTTTCACACTTGTGGTTTTTTTCTGTGGCGCACGGGTCCAGATCGAAGCTAAACTCCTCGTCTAACTTCTCAAAAACGTCCTGCGGCGTAGCCCATTCGTCGCTCTTGGAACTGAACAGCACATCTTTTTTCATTCCGCTCTCGCCGACTCCTTTGCTGTCATGTAACACTTCCCTTGCGCCGTTCCACAGGCACATCCTGTTTTTCTGCACTCCGGATTCTTTTCCGGGTCGCATTCGTAGAGCATCGTTCCGTCCGACGCTCTCAGTACGCCGGTCAGGATGTAATCCGGCGTGGTTGCTAGCGACCGCGCCATCCTGATGATTAAGTGCGCCCTTGGTATCCTCTGGCCAGACAGATATCTGGAGACGGTTGCCTCTGTCACTCCGATCTCGGCCGCCAGATCCTTCTGCTTCATCCCGTTCGCCCGGAGCAGGCCCCTCAGTCTCCTCGCGATCGCTTCGATCATTCTTTCCGCCTTTCTGCCTTGTAGCAATACCCGTCCTCTGCGGTTTGCATCGTGCCGAACTTACTCCACTTCTCGCAGTAGTACGGATGGTAATATTCGCAGTCTTTACACCGTATGATTTCCGGCTGTGCGGATGCTTTCACAAACTTCACTTCTTTGCCGTGTTTCGTGTAAAAAGTAATCTCATTCGTGTGTTCAAAATCGACATCGGTTATAGCATCCCACTGTTCCTCTGTGATCGGGCTATTCAGTGTAAGTGTCATTTCATCCATCACTGTTCTCCTCATAATCCCTGCAGAATCTGCAGCCGCTCATGCCTTCCCTCCGATCTGACCCCGGAGCAGCTGCGCGACGACCTTCCGCTTGAATCCGTCAGAGAGCTCCAGCGTCCAGATGTGCACGTATCCGCACCGCGGGCAGTGCTCTAGATATTTAAAGTTCTCGATCAGGATCTCGTCGGCATAGTCTCCCGTGCGGTTCTTCTTCCGGCAGTGCGGACAGACCCAGCTCTTCGGCATGGTCTCGTCGACCAGGCGCGTCTCGTCAATGCTTTGCATGTCTTACCTTCGCCTCCTTGACGCTGCGGGCCTCGTCGAATGTGATAAATCTCAAACTCATTGTGATCTCCCTTAGCTTGTTAGTTAACTAATTAGCTAATCCGTTGACAGAATTAGCTTCCGCCCATAGTGGGCAGTTGATCCGCACGTCCTCGCCCCATGCCGGCAGCCAGCCGCAGTCCGGACCGCGGCCGCAGTTGTTGCAGTTTCCCAGCTCTGTCATGATCCGGTCGAACTCCTCCGCGTCCTTGATGATCCTGTCGACCTCGTCGGGCGTAAGCTCCCGCACGTGCAGCTTCGTGCCCTTCCGGTTGCTGTCGATTTTAAAAATCATATATCGCGGCAGCTTCATGACGACCTCCCCGCCGAGAGCAGTATCTTCTCGAGATCGTCGGCGTCATACCGTCGTTGCTGGAAGGCTCCGAAGGTGCCTGTCGGCGACCGCCTGGGCGTGGATCTGCCGCGGCGTTCTCCTTCCTGGGCGATCCATAGCCGGAGTAGCGCCGTCCAGTCCTCGGCGGCCTTGTCTCCGATCTTCCAGCCGCGTCCGTCGTTGTACGCGATGAACCGGGCCGCATCGACTCCCCGGATGCCGCTCTGGGAGCAGTAGCGCTCTACCTCCTCGACTGTCGGGCGGATCGTGGTGGTCGTGGTCTCGCGCGCGGGCGCGCTAAGACTACTATGATCTGCCTTTTTTAATTCCTTACCTTTCCTTACCTTAGGTTTTTCAGTTTCAGAAACCGGGGTTTTTTCTTCCGAATAACCGGGGTTTTCTTCCAGATCCGCGGGCGAGGAGGTCTCTTTCTTCGGGCGGCCTCCCTTCCTACCGTTTTCCCAGTCCTTCCGGCCTGACTCGATCGCCGGCAGGATCCCGATCAGCAGCGCCTTCCCGATGTCACATATCCCATCCAGGTCCGGAACTGTTCCGTCAAGGGCATAATTTGCGATTGCCTCATAGACGGCCAGACGATCCGCCGGGTCTTTCATGACGTTGATGGCGTCGCGCCAGTTTTTAAAAAAATAGAATCCTTCTCTGCTGTCGCTCATCGTTTCCTCCCTTTTGTCTTTCGATTGTCTTCCCACTCGCTCGGATCCGTGACCTCCTCGATGTCCAGGATGACCCCATAGTCATCCGCCAGGGCGAAGCGGTCGGTGAATCCGATCACGTGCTTTCTGTTGTCGTCGGGCAGCTTCCCGAGCCTCACGAGGGCATCGAGAATAAATTTTTTCGCGAAGGCGATGTTATCGTAGTCCCTCCGCCGGTTGGCCTCGCACCAGGTGAAGGTGATCCTGACCGGGTTCGTCAGCTCCGGCAGAACCTCGAGGTAGTAGGCCAGGCGTCTCTGATAGGCCTGTTTCATGCTGTTGCCGGCCAGGCGGCTCCGGTTCAGCTCCCGGACCCAGTCATTGAGGCCCGGGAGCTTGATCGGGATCTCCACATGCGCGATCATCAGAAGGGAAGCTCCTCGTCGATGCCGTCCGGCACGTTGATGAAGCCGTCATCCCTCGGCGGCTGCTGGTATGCCTGCCGCTGCCCCGCGGGCCTTCCCTGGGACCGCTGCCCCTGCTGCTGATACTGGCCGCCCTGGGCCTGCCGTTCCGGAGCTGCTCCCTGCCCTCCGTCGCTCACGGAGTCACAGAAGTCGATCCGGTCAGCGATAATCTGCGTCACGGTCACGGTCTGGCCGTCCCTGTTCTTATAGGTGTTCCGCTGCAGGTGGCCGGTCACTCCGACGCGGCGCCCTTTGGCCAGATATCTCTCGATCGTCTCGGCGGTCTTCCCGAAGGCCGTGATGTCAAACCAGTCCGTGACGTTCTGCCGGCCGTCCCACCTGTCGATCGCGATGGAGAACCGCGCGACCGCTGTCGGGTTCTCTCCCTGGGAGTATCTTACCTCGGGATCCTTCCCGAGCCTGCCGATGCCGCACCATATATTCATGCCCTGCCCTCCAAATTTGATTTAAAACGGCTTATGTGTTATAATCTTTTTGTGATATCCAGAAAGTGACAGACCTCATAACGTTATCTTTTCTAGATTCTTCCCTTACGATAGAGCAGCATTCTTAACGGCGGATGCTGCTCTTTCTCTTTGCCCGCCAGGCGTCGACCACTTTCCGCGCCGGCGAGTTGGCATACCAAAAATTAAAAAGCAGGAAGCACCAGACCGTCCAGATCGCCCCGACGGCTCGGCCAGGATCCTCCAGCTGCGCCACGGCATAGCACGCAAGGCTGAGGACCGCGATCGTTCCCCCAATAAAAAAGCCGAGCAGCGCGCCGTCCCTGGCCGCTTTCAGCTTTACTTTACCAATCTTCGATACTGACGTCTTTTTTGTGATGATTCCTTGCATTTTTCTCTCTCCTCCCTGGCTTTCCGCCTCAATGATAAGATGATCTTGACCGGATCGGCTCCGCAATAGAGCACGGCCGGCGATTCGAAATACCAGGACTCTATGCTCTCGGGCATGTCGTCCGGGTCCACGGCTCTGCGCTGGTAGTGCTCGATGCCTGCCAGCGCGCGGACATAGACGTCCGCTGTGTCTCTTAGGAGGCGCTCGCACAAAAGCATGAGGCCGTCCTCGTTGATTGTGTCGGCCGTCAGCCGTCTCGTGAGATCCGGCGGCGGTCTGTGCTCATTCTGCTCCGGGGTCTCCTCCCAGAGCCTCCGATGCAGGTCCATCTGTTTCTTCCCTCCAATCTGCCCTGTTCCGCTGCCCGATCGGCACGATCGCCAGGCGATAGCCAAGTGCGAGCAGGATCCTCTCGGCCGTTCGGATGTTGCAGGTCTTCGCGTCCTCGTGGTGCATCCTCGACAGGATGGTCGCCGGGATCCGCGCGGCCCTGGCCACGGCATCGGCCTGCCTGTGGTGTGCGAGCGTCCTGGATATCTTCCGCAGGGCCTCCATGGCGCTCGGTTCTGTGGCCGCGATGTTGGCCACCTCATCCTCCCATCTCATGCCTCGCCTCCGTCGTCCTTATCGTCTGGCCACTCGGAGATCAGGACGGCCCCGACGACCAGGGCGATCGCTCCGCCGATGATGACGATCCCGAACATGATGACCATCATCAAGACATCCTCAAGCATGTTTTTGCCTCCTCATCTGCCTGGCCGTGTCCGGCCTCTGCGATGGCATCCGGAGCCACGCGGAAGTCTTCCCGCCCGACGCGCACGGTTGTGTAATAATCCTCGATCCTCGAGATCCTGCCCGTGAGGACCTGCTCCGCCATCGGACCGCCCACGCGGATGTGGACCCTCTGCCCGATGTAGCGCTTAAAGATCACCCGCTGCCCCGACTCTGGCATCAGGTCGAAGAGGCTCATCTGCTCCATGTCAATCCTCCCATCCTTCGCCGATCACGAGGACCGGCTGACTGCTGTACTGCCTGCAGATCGTCTCCGTCACGGTCAGCCGCAGCTCCGTGCTATAGACCTGGTCGAGCACGGCCACCACCTGGGCGGACCGGTCAAACTGCCGCAGGTATTCGATCAGTTCCTCCGCGGTCATCGTTCCCTCCCTCTGTGAGGCCGGCGATGTATCGGTCGAGTGCTTCGGAGTTATATCTGACCGCGCGGCCGAAGTGCACCACGGCGCCGGCGGCCTTGGCCACCTCCCGCGTCTTCGTTCGGCCCAGTCTGAGATATTCCTGGGCTTCGATCTCTCTCAGGATCATCCCGTCCTCCCTTCTCTTTGCTCCTCCGGGCTCACACCCGGAACATCTTCTCGAGGTTCTCGGTGCTGTCGTCGGCCAGCTCCACGCCGATCAGCCGCCAGCGCTCCAGATATGGGTCGCTCTGCAGCCGGCTGGCCATCATCTCGTCGATCTTTCGCTCGACCTCCGGCAGCGGCCCCGCCTCGACTGTCATCATGTCGACGGAGATCATCCCGTCGACTTCCTGGACGGCGACTGTACATCGCCACTCGTATGTTCTGCGCATTCGTCGCTCCTTCCTGTCGCCAGCGCGATCCCCTGGGCGATCCCGAGGAGGCGCTCCCGCTGGAGCTCCCCAAGCCTCGGGAGCTGGTCCTCGAGGATCTTCACGGCGTCCTGGTTGTTTAAAATGTCGACCATGTTCCTCCTCTTCTGCTTTTTCATCCGGCCATCGCCGGGAGTTTCTGCCCTTTCGGGCGAGTGGCGGGAGAAGGATTCGAACCTTCGACCTCGAGGTTATGGGCCTCGCGAGCTGACCTGACTGCTCTATCCCGCTGCAGGCCGGAGTTCTCACTACTTTGACGCCTTCCGAACCCCCGGCTTAATGTCTGGCTCCAAGTGATCTCGTTCACGGCGAAACGCAAGACCGTTATAGCAAGGTCTCTTTATCCCTCTGCGGCTCTTCAACCCGCCGACGGTTTACCACTCTGTGCCGGTTTCAATTCCCGCGCTTGGTTCAATCCCGTAAGCTGCGGGCGGGTATTCGGAACGGCAGGATTCGAACCTACATCGACGAGGAGAGATCGAAGAACCTCGTTCGCTCTTCCTGCTGGGCGTTGTTGAGCTACGTTCCGATATGCACCGTATCCCCAAAGGTGCGTCCTACTTCCGCATTGCCAGACCGCTGCGTTTTCAGGTTTCTCACTCGTCTGGTTTTCTGGTTACCAGCAGGAGGAGGATTCGTTTACAATGCCGTATGCAGCTTTCGTTTTAAAGCATTGGCTTCGTATTTGAGCCACGGTTTTCTACCGACACACCTATAGGCATTGCTTCAGGCCACTGCGTCCCCTCTGGTTTATCGTGGGAAGATACCACGGCAGGTGACGGGAGGACTCGAACCTCCGGCCCCGCTTTGGGCCATCGTCCAAACGTCGTCACCATGCGGGAGCAGCTGCACGTTCACCTGGTGCTTCTTCAGCGAGCCCGTCGGCGGTTGCCAACAGAACCTTATTAAATTCCAGCTGCTCCCTATTAAGTTGATAGTAGATTGGTGGTGGTAAATGAGAATCAGATCTTATCCGGGCGATCCCTCCTCTCTATATGGTGATATATGATCATGTCGACCGCTGCCAGAGCGGCCAGACTGGCGACCGTCCACACTGCGACCGTGGAAACTGTGGAGATAATTAAGCTCATACCGTAGCCACCTCCAAAAGCTCGCTGATCGCGTCCTCGAGATAGTTGATAGCATCGCGGAGGGTGTCGATGTCCTTCTCTGCCTGCAGGCCTGTGAATCCTTCGCGGGTTTCATCGTCCATTTCTTCCAGATCGGCGTCCTCGCGATCCAGGACGTCGTTCATGATGTCGAGCGCGTCGTCCATGTGGCTCCATGCCGCCCGGAGTTTCGCTCTTCTCTGGTCCGTCATTGGCCGGCCTCCTTCGCTGCCGCCTCACACCGGCGGGCTTCTTCTTCTTCTTCGAAGGGCTCCGGGTCGCCGATCCCGATGGCGAAAACTGGATGATCACAGCCCGTGATCAGATTAAACTCTTTCGTGTCGAAGATCTGCCTCGCGGCGATATCTGCGACCAGGCAGCCGATCTGCATGCAATCAGGATCGAAGCCCTGCAGGTACTCAATTAAGTCCTTAACTCGCATCCCGGCCTCCTCAGACGATCGCGTCGGCGTCGATCACGATGCCGCGCTTTGCCGCTTCTCCCTTGATCTCTTTTTCCAGAGCCTCGATCTCGGCTTCTGCTTTTCTCAGCACCTCGTCGGCATCGCCGAAGCAGGCTTCGAAAAGCAGGATCCAGGTTTCCTTTTTCCAGTTCCCGAAGTCGTCCCCCATGCCGTCGCGGATGTTTGGCCCGAGCTGAATGATCGCCTCCGCGAGCAGGCGGAGGCAGAGGCGAGGGTCGCCGGTCATCTTTATGGCTGCGGCCCCCTCACTTGATGCCAGCTCAACGTCCGCCTTCATGTTTTCGTTCTGCCCCGGAAACGGGCGCGTCTTTAAGCTGCTCATGCTGTAGCCACCTCCCTGATGTTCTCGAAGTGTCCCGCGGTGCTGTAGGCCCATTCGATGGTGCCATCCTCGTTTCTCTCCGGATAGTGGGCGATCAGCGTCCAGCCGGTCGCGATGTTCTGCAGCAGGGCCTTGTCGGGCTCTGCGCTCAGGCAGCGGTAGGCGCTGCCGCTGGGCAGGTAGTAGATGACGCCAGGCGTCGGTGTGAAGTAGTTCCTCATTTGTGATATCCTCCCTGTGTGATGGCCTAATTTGTTTCATCGAAAACATCTTAATACACGGCGAAAACAAAGTCAATAAAAATGTTTTCGCTGAATACCTTTTCGGTTGTGTGGGGCCATAAATGTGTGCTATAGTGGCTTTTAGGAGGTATCAGAATGACCATTAATGAACGAATAAGAGATCTGCGGCGGGACGGGCTGGGACTGACCCTCGAGGAATTTGGCGCCAGGGTCGGAGTATCGCGCGCGGCCATGTCGAACATCGAAAACGGTGCCAGAAGTGTGACCGATCAGATGTTCATTTCTATCTGTCGTGAATTTAACGTCCGCCCGGAGTGGCTCCGCGACGGCAGCGGCGAGATGTTCCACGCCATGACCAAGGACGAGCAGATCGCGGCCTTCGTGGCCCGGACCCTGGGAGACGAGTCCGCGGAGTTTCAGCGGGCTTTTTTGTCTGTGCTGGCCACCTTCGGGCCTCACGAGTGGGATCTCCTCGCCCAGGCGGCCGTCCAGCTCGCGGCAGCGGCTCCGGAAGAAAAGAGGCCGGAATGATCTCCGGCCCTTCGTTTCCGTTTTTCGCGAAAATGCACAAACTAACGCGTTTTTTGTAATTTAAACGCAGAAAATGCACGTTTTAACGCGTTTTTTGTAATTAAAACGCAGAAAATGCGCATTTAGAGATTTTTACTCGGTTTACTCGAGTAAATGAAGAATGAAGTAGTAGACCAGGCGAAGCTGCCTGTCGTTACACTGATTTAATAGCCGTTTGATGACGTTTAGCATGGGATTCCCTCCGTTTCGTGCGATTTGGTGCGGTGCACCGTCGATAGTTCCGGAGGTTTATTTTAGTTTGGGAGGATGCGATGGGAAGAAAAAAGGCTTTAGGAGCTGGATATCGGCAGCGGTCGGACGGCCGCATTGAATACCGTTGGACGGATGTGACCGGGCAGCGGCGGAGCATCTGCGCGCGGACGCTGGAGGAGTGCGAGGAGAAGGTCCGCAGAAAGCAGGCCGATCTGGAGGCCGGGATCCTCTCCGGCCGGTGCACCTTCGCGGCCCTCTGCGACCAGTACCGGAACATGAAGCGGGCAGAGGTCAAGGCCTCCACCTTCTCCCGCTATGAGGCTCTGGAGCGGACGCCCCGGAAGATCATCGGGAGGATGGAGGTCGCGAAGATCACGCCGCTCACCATCGACGCCCTCGCCGCGGAGGTCCGGGAGCTGCACACCCAGGCGAGGGCCGAGGTGATCATGGGCCACGTCCGGGGCATCCTGGACTATGCCGTGAGCATCCGGCTGATCCAGCACAGTCCGGCGGAGCATCTGGCCGCCAGAAGAAAAAAGAAGGAAGAAGACCCGAGCCCGATCACGAAGACGACGCACCGCGCCCTGACGGATGCGGAGCTTGCCAGATTCTTCGGAGCTGCCCGCGATACATTTTATTATAACTTTTTTCGGTTTATGCTCGCGACCGGATGCCGCGCAGGCGAGGCCGCGGCCCTGACCGCTGCCGACGTCGACACTGCCTCCGACACGATCCGGATCTCGAAGACCGTCGCGGTCGGCGAGAAAAATGAGGCTTACATCGAGGGCAGCCCGAAGAACGGGCACGCCCGAACCATCGGGATGTCGGAGGATGCCCGGCGGGTCCTCGCCGATCAGGCGGCTTTCGTCGCCGGCTTCTTTGGCAAGTCGAAGCCGATCCGGCTCTTCCCAAGCACCCGCGGCGAGCTCCTGACGGCCTGCATCGTCAATTCGTGCATCCGGAACCTGTGCAAAAAGGCCGGGATCCGCACCTTCTCCTCCCACGCCTTCCGTCACACCTTCGCCACCCGTGCGGTCGAGTGCGGGATGCTGCCCCACGAGCTCCAGAAGCACCTCGGCCACACCTCGATCGAGCTCACGATGAACCTCTACTATCACCATTCTGACGAAGCGGCAGCCGCTGCCGCGGCGAAGGTCAGGGTCCCGGTTTAACGACTGCCCCCGGAGCCGCCCCCAAACATGCCCCCAAAAAACCGCCGGAATCCGGCTCCAATCGCGGAGCAGGCCGGCGGTTTTTTTGATGCTAATTATTCAAAATTCTCAGTAAATACGGGCCTTCCGGATGGATGTCGGCGAACAGCCGCGGCCATGCGCGTCCTTCGTGTTCAACTCTTTTCACATTTTGTCCATCCTGGCCACGGATGCAGTATTTACGGGCGCCTTTTGGCCGTCTGCCAGGATCTGCCCCCAATACTGCCCCCAAAAAGGTCGGGATATTCTCCGGCCTTATTATAGTACCACATTCTCGGCTTTTTTGGCATAAAAAAAGACGGCCACGATGGGCCGCCTATAGCATCATTATAGCATTAGTCAGAGACCGGCAGGCCGAGCAGCTTCGCCCAGGTGACCGGTCCGCAGATCGCGTCTGTGGCCAGACCCTGCCGCCGCTGGAATTGGAGCAGGGCAAAGACGGAATTGTCTCCGATGTGGCCGTCGAGGCTCAGCTGCTTCCCGTCGGCACCGACATACTCGCGGGCCCGGAGGAGCATCTGCATCAGGCGGGCGCTGTCGCCCTTGGATCCTCTTTTGACTGTTTCAACGCTGAACATGATTTCACCTCCTCCGGAGCTGCCGGACCGCTCCCCGTCTGTCAGGTTGGTGGCCGTGTGGTGGCCGTCATAAAGCAGGATATCGCCGCGCTTTAAAAAGTCGGGGCTTGTCAGATATTTGTCATCGGTCAGGACCGAGAACCCCGCCGCCCGGAACCTCTGCCTCATGTTCCCGGTGTAGGTGTCCGGATCCAGTGCGGCCAGCTCCCCGCGGCCCGTCTGATGGCCGGCGGCAATGACGTTCGCGGTCACGCCTGCGGAGCAGTCCGCGGCGCACGGGACCGTTACCTGGGACGGGTCCCAGTCGGAGGCCTTCAGGTGTTCGTAGTAGCTGAGTCGGTCGTCCTGGTTGTAGCCGATCAGGTCGTTCCGGGCCGCCTTCTCGGCGTTCCGGGCGATTGCCTCGCGGACCTCCGCGACCGGATGCCGGAGGACGCAGCTCCACGGGCGGTTATACCATGGCTGAATCGTCCACTCCCCGCCGGTCTGGTCGCCGGCTTGTCCGCCCGAATATCTGCCGTTTTCATCATGGCCAGAATTTGAGATCATACTCCCCACCTCCGCGTATTTTTCGATCCACTCCACGCACTTGTCGTGCCTCGATGCATACCTGGCCGACCCGACCCGGTTGGAATATCCTCGGGCGTCTTCCCGCAGCGCGGCGCGGATCCGCGCCGCGCTGTAGTCTCCCGCGCATAAATCGAAGACCCTGGCCGCCGCATTTTTGCCGCCCAGGTGCCGGATCTCGCACCAGAGCATGATCGCCCTCTGGTCCAGCGTGTAGGTCTCTGCCTCTTTAATGTAGGCGGCCATCTGAGAATCGAAGAGGGCGTCCTGTGCTGCCTTGCCGGCTTCGGACGTGATCAGGGCGATCAGCACGGCCTTCTGCTCCGCCGTCGGGTTCCACTTCTCGGTCACCCAGTCACAGTTGAGCATGCCCGAGATCGGCGGGCTGCAGGTGTCGAGGCGCGTGGCCTCGTCGGGATCCGCGGCGAAGATCCGGCGGACCAGCTCCATGGCCTCGTGTCCGTAACACTGGGCCCAGCCGAGGGTGACCGTGTGCTCCCCCGGACTGTTGGTGTATGGGCCGGCATAGTCGCCGTAGTTCCGGCGGCCGTAGATCTGGCCACCCGACTCGACGCCTCCGATGATGTTCCGGAGGACTGTGAGATTCTCACTGCTCAGCATGATCTTCCTCCGGAGCTGCGGCCGGAATCTGCTCCGCAGCGCTCTCCGAGGCTGACGTCAGCAGGTCGACGGCTCTGGTGATCACCTTGGGCATCGGGATGCCCATGAGGCCCGCGTTCTCGAGGATCGAGATCGCCTCGTTGGCGATGTAGCCGATGCAGACCGCGTCACGGATAAAGGTGAGGCCGGTCACGATATCCAGGCGAGCGGCCACCAGGACGACGGCCAGAACCATGCCCTTCCGACAGAGCCCCTTCCAGCCGGCCCGGCTCTCCAGCCTTCCGCCTGGCGTCTTCGAGGATCTGTGGAAGACGCCGGCGACGATCAGACCGCTGACGTAGTCGATAGCCATAAAAATCACTAATGTCTTGATAGATGCATCCCACCCTCCCAGGGCCGCGGCGATCGCTCCACCGATCGCCCCTAGAAAAGTGCACAGAGATGTCTTCATTCCTTCCGGCCTCCGTATTTTTCCAATGAAAAGGGCGGCCGAAGCCGCCCGTGCTGCTGTTTTGCCTTTCTCATGGCCTCCGCAGAGGCCGAGCTTTCACTGGCTATCCTTAGATACCAGAGGGCGGTTGCAAGTTTCCTTGAATTGAGGGGGACGGCAGGATTCGAACCTGCGACACAATCTCCTCTAGCCAGCTGAGTTACGTCCCCCAAATTCAGCTGTTTTAAAGTTCTCTTATAAGCAATACAATAATGCGCTAATTTGCTCTCAGTATGCTATTGTACGGCAAAGATGCCGCCCCGGTTTTTAGTGCGTTGGCTATAGCTTTAGCTATTGACTGGTTTCCAACTGCGCTAGGATGATAGCCGTCTGAATCTGTTAATCCAGATTCACCCAGTGCATACTCTACATTATTTAAATATAAACATCCAAGCGTCACACATTTTTGATAGGTAGGCAGTACGACATTAACCAGTGCTTCCCTTTTTGCTTGCCATTCAGGGATAGCGCCCTCGCCGTCACCTGCTTTGTTATATGCTATAAACCCAACATGCACGGAAGCCCCCGGCCATTTAGTTAATGCTTTATTTTTGCATGTGGTTATCCCGCTTATTATGGTCTGCTCCGTACTTGTGTTATCGTTATAGCCGCCACATATAACCACATCTGTATAGCCGTCCCCGGTAGCCGTGTCTATTAAATTAGCAAAGCCGCCGTTTGCGAAACCCTGTCCGCCGCTATAAACAGATGTGTATTCTTCGGTACTGAGTCCCATATATTGCGCGGCATAGCTACACCATCCCGGATTTGTGCCGTCGTGCGAATAGCCCTCTGCATAGCTATCACCAACAAAAAGATATTTCTTTTTGATAAGCGGCATTAATTCATTGTTTACTTCTGCTTGCGTTTTTGTCGGTACCCTTCCAGATTCAGCCGATTGATAAAAAACGCCTTGTGTTATCCCGACCTCCATATGGGTCATATTTACTATAAAATAAGCAGTCCCCGAAGGTATAGACAATTCTACTTTATTAAACTCACTGCTTGCATATCCGTAGTCGCTTCTCAGTAGTGTCCCGGTTGCATCATAAAAAACAGCAACTGGATACGTCGCCCCCCAACTAACGCCAGATACATAAATTCTGTCGCTGTTTGGCAGTGTGACATACCGCGCGTGTTTATAATCTGAGCCGCTTGTTACCGTTCCTGTATTTTTCCAAGCGCCTTCTGAAACCACGCCATCAAGGGATATCAGAGCGCCCAAAGACTCCCCATTGATTAGCCCCCTAACGGCCGGGGCTATGGGCCTGTTTGTGTCTGAACAACCGTTGACAATCGCATAAGATGCGGACGCGGGAACATTAACTTCTGTGTTTAATATGCCCCATGCCACTGATCTGAAAACTCTAGATATAAAATTTCCAGAAGCATCATAAAAAGTACAAAGTGGATATGTCGCCCCGTCTTTTCCGCGCCCATCAACATATATTTTTGAGTATGCAGATATGCCGTTGAACCTAGAATAAAGATATCCTGATGCCGTTTCTCCCGCTCCAGTTTCGGCGTTCCACGCCTGCCCTGACACAGTCGAAGCAGGCGTTAAAGTATCCGTAATTTCAGAATAAGGTTTCGGCGGATCTGTTACAATCTCATATTCAGCTATGACATTCTCTGAATATACCGTTGCTTCTGCAATTCCGATGTTTTGACGCGCGGTGGCTTTTTCCTCTTCAGTTTTTTCTTGCACTATGTCGTATCTGACGGTGTTGCCGTTAATATCATCCTTTAAATCAGCTAGCTCATCGCCGACGACCTTGGCATCTGCCGGAGCATCGGAGACGGTCAGGGTCTTGTCGGTCGGGATCGTGACGGCCGCGATCGCGTCGCCGGTGGCCTTGGCGTCGGCAGCCTTGCCGGCGACGCTGAGGGTCGTGTCCGTGCTGACCGCGGTGGCATTGTAGACGCCTCCGGATGTCCAGGCGCTGCCGCTCCAGTAGTACCAGTTTCCGGAGGTGTATCCGGATTCGGATCCCGTATAGACATAGACGCGGGTCTTGTCGGTCATCTCGGCCACGGTCGAGGCGACCAGCGGCGAGCCGTAGAAGGCGCCATCCTTCGCGGCCTCTGCATAGGCGGCCGCCTGGGCGACCAATCCCTCGAGCTGGCTGTCGGAGGGCACGGCTCCGGCCGCGACGGTGTCGGCGTCGATCACAAACCGGATCCGGGCGGTCATGACCGTCTGGCCGCCGTTGACGATGACGATCTTCGCCGGCCACTCTCCGGCCACGGCCGTCAGTTGGATGTCCTCGTTAAAAGTGACAGTATTCCCGCTGATCGTGCCGGCCTTGCTGTAGACCACGCCGTCGGGCTTGGTGCCGGACATGGTGGCCGTGCTGCCGCTCGGGATCTCGCCGCCGGTGACGGCAAAATAAAGCCGGCGGCCGTTTTCGTTTTGGCTCAGCCGGACATAGGTCGGGATCCCGACCGGTGCGATATTAACGACCAGATAGACGTCGTCAATGTATGCCATGATGCTCTCCTCCTTTAAGTCATTAAATAATCACCTGTAAGGCTGTCCCGCCTCCAGATGGCTGACGCGTGCCTCCAGCTCCTCGATCATCGCTCTCTGATCCTGGATCAGCGCGAGCAGGCCGGGGATGATCCTCCGCTCGTCCCAGGACTCTACCTTGCCGTCCTTATGGATCGCCGCGGCCGGATAGACCGCCTCGACATCCTCGGCGATAAAGCCGGGGAGCAGCTGCCCGTCCATGTCTGCGTATTGGAGCGGGGCGTCGTCCTTATAGCGGTATTGGACGACTGGAAGATCGTAGAGCCTGGTCGGATCCAGCTCCTCCGCCTCCAGCGGCTCGATGTCTCGCTTATATCTCTTGGAGCTCGTCGACTCCAGGGCGACCTTCGCCCCGTTCGAGTAGAGCTCTCCTCGGTAGAAAGAGATAAAACCGCTCGAATTGACCGCGAAACTCGTATCGTTCGAGAATTGCAAAAAATAATAACCGTTCTCGAATCCGAACCGGAGCCGCGCGCAGTTTGTCGGCGTTGAGGCGCTCCGGATCTTGTGCTCGTAGACCTCACCGTGGCGCATCGTATGGACATATCTAACGCTGCTGTCATTGGAGGCCGTGAAGTCGACCATGTCGTCGTAGTCAGAATTATCGAAGCCCTTCCGGGTCGACACTCTCCGCCGGCTGCCGACGGGCGTTATACTGTAATGGATCTGCCCGGTTTCGGGGACGATCTGGAGTCCGTAAGCCGTGCGGTCGATCCACCGGCCCTCTGTACTGTTGTATTGCGCGAAGACGATCTGACCGATCCGCGTGATGACCCCGTTGTTTGCCATTGTTACGTCCCCCGTGAGGCTTAGGTCTCCCGTGATCAGGTTCCACCAGTTCGTCCCGCCGACATCCGAGAGGAGCCCGGCCCGGATGATGTCCGCGTTCATGGTCCCCGCCGTGATCAGATTGGCGTTTATGGCGCCGGAGGTGATGAAGTCCGCGACGAAGTGGCCGTCGATCGTCCAGGCGCTGGTGAATGGGCCCTGATAGCCTGTTGAGCTGAAACCGATCCCGTTTTTATTCATTCGGATGACGTGCACGGCTGTGGCCGGGTCCGCGGTGTCCATGATCAGGATCTCCTCGGGCTCTCCGTCGGCGTTTCTGCCGATCACGACATGGCCGCCGAGGCCGCCGGCGATCAGATCCGTGGCGTGGTCGATGGCTTCCTGGATGTATGACTTCGATGGCATCGTCTTCAGTTCCGCCTCGATCTGGGCCATCAGGTCGGCGTTTTTCGCGTTGATTGTGTCGGCGAGGGTGGTCTTTGCCTCGCCGAGCTCCATGGAATCATAGCGCTCGAGCAGGACGTTATAGACCGTTTTGATAACCTTCGCGGTCACGTCCTCGATACCCAGGGCCGGAGCCGTGACGTGCACGGTGTCGCAGAGGTAAACCCTCTGCAGGGCGGCCACTGAGGAATACTCCGGAGTCTGCCAGAGCTGTGTGAAGTCGATTTTATAATTAATTTTGACCCGCCAGGGCTTCGCGGCGTTGATCTTCGCCTGGGCGGCGGCGGTCAGCTCCGCGACGGTCGGGGCCGCCTCGAAGGCGTCCGACATGTCCAGGGTGACCGTTCTGGCTGTCGTCCTGGCGTCGCTGGTGACGACCGGCGTATAGACGCAGGTGCCCGTCTGGGGGTCCTCCCAGTATGCCACCACGCTGTCGTAGCGCGTGCCGCCGCTCTTCTCCTCGGTGAGATCTGTCAGGTTTGAGCCGTAGCGGATCCAGACGTCGCGATCCTCGCCGCGGGCGGCGTAGAGCTTGACGTCGAACCAATCGAAGAGATATTCCCCGGTCCCGAAGCAGTCCAGGACGCTCCCACGGGATCCTCCGAGCAGCTCCCGGACGGCGGTCGGGTGGGTGACGGTCATCGTCCCGCTGCTCGCCTTGTCCGTCCAGAAGGTAAAAGGCTGCCGGTTGATCGTCTGGGACTGCAGCATGCCCATGGCATCCACTGCCGAGGCCGCCGTGAAGGGCTGGGCGATGATGTGGTTAAGCAGATAGCTCAGATGTCGGGCCTTGACGGTCACCACGCCGTCGATCGGTTTGCTGACATCGTAGACCTCGAAGGGCTGCACGTCGTGGGCGTCGTCATGGATGACGGCGATGTAGTTCCCGATCTGGATGTCCTCGAAGAGCTCGCCCGTGACCGGGTAGGTCATGGCCAGCTCATAGGGACCATTTCTCTCCTCCGAAACCGTGCAACTGATGGCGTCCGGGAGCCTGCCGCGGCCATTGGACAGGGCCGCGCTCTTCCCCTGCGCGACGTGCAGGGCTGTGTAAAGGATAGGGATCATAATTCAAACCACCTTGGGATGATCGTGCCGGACCCGCCTGAGATCCGGATCGTGTTGTCGCCGGGCTGCAGGCCCGGGAAGTCATAGCCGCCTGTGAGGCTGACGTCGCCGTTCGCCGGATAGATCTCGCCGGAGCTGATCCTGTAGCAGTTCCCCGTTTCGCAGTCAATCCGGCGGGTGTAGCCGTCGCCGCTGAAGGCGATCGTGACGCCGCCCATCTGGATCCTGACCGTGCCGCTCGCCGCGGATGCCAGGATGACCGGCTTCGCCTCGAATCTGGTCGGGTTGCTCAGGTTCATCCCATCGACCAGCGGGATCTCACGCTCGCCCTCGATCAGATAGCGCTGGGGCTTGGCCTCGAAGGTCAGGTCGAAGCTGCCGGCTTTCAGGTTGGCGATCATCTCCGGCTCGAAGGGCCCGCGATAGAGGGCCATCCGGAACTCCTCCGGGTGATAGCTGTCCTGCAGGCGGCAATATCCGAATTTACTGAGGAGCATATTCCGGAAGGCCTTCAGGTTGTCCTTCGTAATGGAATAAATAAAGGCCGGATAAGTGATCACCGCGTTCTCGAATCGCTTTTCGAGCCCCACGATGTCACCGTTCCGGCCCGGCACCTGCAGCATATTATAGGCGCGGGCCGGGGCGCTGAATGTCCCCGATCCGCTGATATAGACGCCGAAGTCCCGGCTGTCTTCTCCGTCGAATGTTAAATAGTGTCTCATGCGAGCGCCGCGGCCTCCTTCTGCTCTTCCCAGGCTACAAACTGCGCCTGAATCTGCTCCGCCAGGGCGCGGATGTTCATGCCTGGGGTTGCGTAAATGTTAAAGACTGGGCTGTAAGTCGCTCCGGATCCGGCGAGGGCCCGCAGCTTCCTCTCGCTCAGGACGACCTCCGCTCCAGCTCCGTCGCCGAAGCCCTTGAGGCCGGCCGCCGTCTGCAGCACCGTCGGCCGCGTGAACATGATCGGCTGATCATAGGCTTTTTTGTACCACGAAACGGCCAGATGAGGCACGGAAGGCGGGGCGAGCGAAAACTCTCCCTCGATGCTGAAGTGCGGGAGGTTGATGTGCGGCAGGGACCAAGAAAAATTAAAGAATCCCTTAATCCTCTCGACCGCGTTCCTGACCGTCTCCTTCGCGCTCTCGATCTTATCGGTGATCGCCGTCCTGATGCTGTCGAAGACGTTGGTCGCCTTCTGTTTGATAGCGTCGAACTTCTCGGAGACGGATGTCTTCATTTCCTGGAACTTGTTCGTCACGCCGTCCTTGATGCCGGTCACCGTGTCGGAGATCTTCTGCTTGATGGCGTTAAACTTCTCCGTGACGGCCGTCTTCACGTTTTCGACAGTCTCGGTGATCTTCGTCCGGATCTCCTCGAATTTGGTCGACACTGCCGTCTTGACGTTCTCGACCGTCGTGGTGATCGTCGTCTTGATGTTCTCCCAGACCTCGCGCATCTTTTCAAAAAGTGCCTGCGCGCCGGCCTTAATCTCGTCCCAGTGTTTGGTGATCAGGACGACCGCCGCGATGATCCCCGCGACGATGGCCCCGCCGATCAGGAAGGGCGCGGCCGCGGTCGCCAGCGCAGTGATCGCCGGGACCAGTCCGCCGGCTGCCGTGATGGCTCCGGAGATAGCCCCGATTGTGCTGGTGATGGTGCCGACCGCCGTGATCAGGTTTCCGACTCCTACCAGGATCGGCCCGATGGACGCCGCGACCAGGGCGAAGGTGATGATCGCCTGCTGCTGGTCGGTGTCGAGGCTTCCCCACTTTTCGGATAGGTCCTTCACGACATCCCGGAGGCCTCCGAGGGTCTTCTCGAGGAGAGGCCCGGAAGAATCCACGATGTCGGCCCCGATAGTCTTCAGAGTGTTCATGGTGGTGGTCAGGCTGTCGAGCGGATCCTGGACTTCTGTGTAGGTGTTCGAGACGCTGTCGCCCCAGTTCGTGACGGAGTTCGCGGCCTCGTCGAAGGACAGCTTCCCATCCCGGACCGCTGTCGCGATGGCCGGGCCGGCCTTGTTGCCGAAGAGCTCCATGGCCGCCTGGGCGGCCTCGGTGTCGGTCTTAGCTCCGGCGAGGGACTTCTGCAGATCCGCCATCGCCTCGTCCATGGTCTTCCCGTCCTTCGTCGCGTTCTGGAGGGCTTTTTTGAGGCCGCCCATGACCGCGCTGGAGTCGAGACCGTTCTTGTTGAGGTTGGCGAGCAGGCCGGCGGAATCATTGATCCCGAAACCCATCTCCTGCAGGGCGACCGCGTTGGTGGTTAGATCGGCGGCCAGCTGTGTGACGGATGTGCCCGTGTCCTGGCCGGCCTTGTTGAGGATATCCAGGACATCCGACGCGCTCTCCGTCTCCACGCCGAAGGCCGCCATGGCCGCCTGGACGCTATCGACGGACTGGGTGACGTCCGTCCCGTTCAGCTCGGCAAATTTGACGAACTGCGTCGAGAGATCCTCGAGCTCCTGCCCGGTCAGGCCGAAGCGGGTGTTGACCTCGCCAACGGCATCCGCGGCCGACTGGAAGCTGGTCGGGATGGTGGTGGCGATGCTCTTCGCCCGCTCCTGCATGTCGGCCAGGGCCTCGCCGGTCGCGCCCGTCTTGGTCGTGACAGTGTCGAGCGCCTCGTCGACCTCTGTCCAGGCCGCCACGGAGGCGGCCCCGACGGCTGCGATCGGAGCGGTCACGTTCTTGGTCAGGCCGGCGCCGACGTCGGAGATCTTGCCGCCGACCTCCTTCATTTTCTCGCCGGTCTGCTTCAGCTGCTGGGCCGCGACGGATCCAAATTCTTTATATTCGTCTTCGAGGCTTTCCAGCTTCTTCTCGGTCTCGGCGATCTCACGGGCGAGGGCCTTCTGCTCCTCGGTCGGCTTGTCTCCATTTGCCTCGGCGAGCTGTTTCAAGGCGTCCCGCTCGATGTCGAGCTTTTTCTTTGTCTGGTCGATCGCGTCGGTCAGATAGCCCTGTTTCTGCCGGAGCAACTCGACATTTCCGGGATCCAGCTTTAGGAGCTTGTTGACATCCTTCAGGCTGCTCTGTGTGGTCCGGAGATCCTTGTCGACTCCGGAGAGGGCCTTCGATAGTTTGGTGGTGTCCCCGCCGATCTCGATCGTGATGCCCTTTATTCTGTTAGACGGCATTGGTCACCTCCTAGAATCTATCAAAGTCGTCCTGAGTGGCTACAGGCTGCCACGTCTCGTTGTCGTTCCCCTGCTCTACCAGCATGTCGATCACCATGCCCTCGCTGATCTGCTCCAGATCCTCCAGGCGGAGGCCCATCTGCAGACAGCGGAGATAGTAAAGGGCCGCCGTCATCGGCCTGTCGGTTGGGCGGCCTGCTCTTTTGGGGTTGACTCTCTCGCCTGGTTACCCTGATAGACGTCGGCGATGTCGTCGACGGCGTTGATCAGGTCGTTCACTTCAAAGCCTTCGAGCCAGGCGAAGAAATCCTCTTCCCGGATCTTCGACATGTCGGCTTGCTCGGCCTGCTTCGCCATCACGAAGCCGACCTTTTCAAAAAACTCGATTCTCTGTTCCGTCGTGATCGTTCCATCCGTGACGGTCTTGTAGTAGCCCTCGCGGAAGATCTGATTGTATCGGATCGGGGTGGCAGCGTTCGCCGCCATGGGGACGTCGACGCCGCCGATCTTAACCACACCGTAACTCATGCATGTCCCTCCGTCACGGATTGGTCGCCGCGGCCGCCGGGAGAACGACCGAGGTGAACCAGTCTTCGTATTTAGCGCCGCCGGCTTCCGTCGTGCCCTTGACGACGTTCTTGTCAAGCGCCTCGATGTAGATCGAGGTCGCGGTGATCGCGGAGCTCTCGGTCTGCGGCGTCACCTTGGCCTCCTTGGTCGCTCCGGTCGTGGACGGGCGGGCGGCCGTGCAGTTATAAAAGACATGTCTCCTGGCCTTCTTGTCGCCCTCGAACTGAAAGAGCAAAGCGAAGTGCTTCGCCTCCGCGTCCTGATCCTCATAGAGGACGCCGTTCGCGTCTTCGAGCTCGCCGAAGACGTCCTTCCGGAAGCTATCCGGGAAGAGGGCCATCTCAAGGGTACCAGAATAGCCCGTATTTCCCGGGTCGACCCAATACTCGATATTGTCCGCATAAAAAGGCGTGCGGTCGCCTTCCGGATCCAGCGTCAGCGAGACGGCTCCGGGGACGGGCACGGGCGTGCCGTAGGTCGCCGATCCGTCGGCTGCGATGGTGGCCGGTGCGTAATGAACATTTTTAAGACCAAAGCGGATTTTATTGTCCGTTCCTGCCATGTCGTTATTCCTCCGTCAGCACAAAACTTGTGCTGTATGTAATGTCATACATTCGTTCTGTTTCGATCCACGCCTCTGCCTTGTCGTAGACCAGGCCGTGGTCGGTGAGCAGCTGCTCGACCTCCGCCTCGAGCGCGAAGTCTTTGTTGTCCGTGCAGAGGTCGATCACCAGCTCCGGAATTTTTGCGTAATTGCTGTTATCGGCGGCCAGGTCAAACCGATCCGGATAGTAAAAAGTCACGAAGGGAGGCTCGACGTCCGTCTGGTCAAACTGATAGTAAGCCGTTGGGATGTCCAGCTGCTCCATCATGGCCGCGATGTCCTGCGTCGTCATTTGCTCACCGCCTCCTCGATCTTCTTCTCAAACTCCTCGACCAGCTGCTCCTCGACGGGTGCGATGTGCTCAACGCCAGGCCACCGTTTGCCATTCCGGAGCATGTGCCCCTTCTCGAGCAGGTGCGGCAGCCCGGGCATCCGGCTGTAGATGATGCCGGTCGTCGTGGTTCTGTTCTTTTCCGTCCGCTGGGTCCATGACTTGGAATAGGGCCCGGCGCCGAACTTTGCCGCGGACGCCTGGCGGAGCGCCTTCACTCCTTCCTTCGCCACCTGCTCGGTGGCCTCGCCGACCTCTTCGATGATTCCATCGCCGTATTCTTCGAGGATCTTGCTGATCGTCGCGGCCAGCTTGTCGGCTGGCGTGCTACTTGCCATTCGTGCCGCCCTCCCTTCGGAGATAAAGCTCGATGTAGTCGCTCCCCTCCGGAAGATATGTGCGATACACCGCATAGCCCTTGCCGCGGTACCGTGCGACCGTCTCGCCGCTATAGTCCACGCGGGCGACGCGTGCCATAAATTCCGGATTAAGGCCGGCGCGTCCGGCGTCGAAGAACTCCGCGCGGGTGATACTCTGGCGATCGCAGAAAACATCCCGCTCTTCCTTCTTCGCTTGGATCACACCGTTCTTGTCCCGTGTCCCCGGGATTGTAGTGATTAACGTCAGGACGTCATCCATCTCTTACACCTTCTCCGAAAAAAGTCGATTGTTGAGGATGTACCGCAGCATGCGCGGCATTCCCTCCATCGTGTCCCGCCTCCGCCACATCCAGGCGGCATACATGACGAGGATCTGCTGATCCCCGATCTCCTCCGGATTAAGTGTGATTCCCTCTGTCTCGATCTGGACCGCGGCCGCCCGGATCATAGCGGTCAGCCGCGGATCGTAAGCCCCGGCAGTGATGCCGAGGTCGACCTTTAAGAGGTCGAGGATGGTGCTTGCCTGCTCCTCGGTCGGGATCACGCGTTAGCCGTGTCCGGCGCGAAGGTCATGGCGGCGGTCGGGGTCGTGCCCTTGATGCCGATAGCGACGAACGCCTCAGCGATCTCCGGCGTGCCGTCGTAGCGGGCGGTTCCCTTAAGGACGGTCTGATCCTGAATAAATCTCACATGCTCAGACTGAGCAAATTTTTCACCGGCGCGCTCGGCCAGCAGATAGAGATCGAAATAGCCGCCGATGATGACATTGTCCGGAATAAAACTCAGGACTTCGATGTCTCCGCCGATGACAGGCATGACCCCATTGACGCCGGCCACGATAGCGCCGGACGCATTGACTGCGGTCGCCTGGGCGATCAGCTCTGTGTAGGTAGCCTCGTTCATGACCCAGGTCTTCGCGCCGCGGCTGTATTTGCCTTTCGCGGCTCCGGAACCGGTGATGATATTCTGGAAGAGCTTGACGCCTTCGGAATTGGCCGCAGTGATGCTCTTAATGTTGGAGGTGTGCAGGTCTGCCCAAGGTCTGGCCGTGGCCGGATAATCATCCGGCGCCGCGGTCTGTGCCAGACGGGTCACGACACCGAGCGGCATCTTCGTGCCGGTTCCGTACAGGATCGCCTTATCAAGGGCGAGGCCGATTGCCTGGCCGAGGGCATCGAGCAGGTATGCTGCGAGGTCGATGTCGGAGTCCTCCAGGATTGCGTTGCAAACAGCGAAATATCCGCCGATTTTATTGCAGCCGACCTCAACATCGTTAAAGGTGAGGTCGAGCTCGTTGAGCACCTTGCAGCACTCCGTCCAGACGGCTTCCGGAACAGTGCCGGAGATGACCAGACGGCCCTCGCCGCCCAGGGCGCGGACGTCGCAATGCTTATAAAGTTTGGAATATTCCAGGACATTCTCCCGGAGCAGGCCCAGCATCACGCGCGGGATGGTCAGGCCGGCGTTGTTGAGCGCTCTGTGCTCCTCCATGTGGGCGCGGATCTCGGCCAGGTAGGCCTTGACATCTTCACGGGCCACGAAGGCCGCGCGCTGCTCGGGGGTCATGTTTCTGAATGCTTTCTGCATGGTGAGATTCTCCTCTCTGGTGGTGATGTTTTCAGCCGGCGCGGCTTCTCTTCCCTGCGGCTCCGGCGTTGTGTCCTGTTCGGCCTCCTCGGCCTCAAGCTGATCTTCGAGCTCGCCGATCTCGCGCTCCAGCTGGCCCTTCGCTTCTGCGTGGGCACTGAGTTCTGCCTCAAGGGCGTCGGCGGACTCTTCGACGGCGGTCATGTCTTCCTCCGTCTCGGCCTCTTCGGCTGCGGCGGCGATCTCCGCCTCTCTCTTTTCAAAATCGGCATCCTTTGCCCGGAGGGCGTCCAGGGCCTTCTGCTTCTGGTCGATCTTCCTCCGGAGGATCAGGGCTTTCAGTGCTGCCATGATTTCATCCTCTCTTTCAGTGCTGCCCGACGCTGCTCGAGCCTGGCCGCGATAAAGTCGGCCCGCTCCTGCGAGCGTGCGGTGATGTTTGTCTCTTCATACGCCGGGAAAGTGCACGCGCTGACCTCGAACAGCTTCACGTCTTCGATCGTGAAGTGAACCGTCCCGTCCTCTCGGTAGTCCGTGGACTGCTTCAGGATGTTGAACCCTATGCTGCACCCGTCGACATCTCCACGCTGGACGCGGCTGTAGAGGTTCATCGCGTCGGCATCGTTCGGATTGATGACGACGGAGCCCCACAGGCCGCGCTCATCTGCGCGGAGCTCGAGCGTGTGCGCCTTGGTCCTTCCCAGCACGAGCGTAGTGTCGTGATTTACCAACGCACGAATATCATCAGAGATAGAGCTGTCGAAGGCGCCGGGCGCGATGCTCTCCGTCATTCCATCCCAGATTTCATAAATTGAGTTAAAAACGGCGAAATATCCCTCGATCCGTTTCTCGCCGTTGTCGGCCTCCCGGATCTGCATCTCTGTCGGGATGGGCCGCAGCGTTCTCATCTGCATGTCTGCCATGTCTTAACCTCCTATTAGCTTCGCCTGGTCGCCGATCCGGTCGGCCGGGATGTAGTTCTCGAGGATCCGGAGCTCGTCCAGCCCGTCGAGCGGTGCCATGCCGATCCGGTCGCGGACCTCGTTCCCTGTCACGATTCCCTTGTCGGCGAGGCCGGCGAAAACGGTGTAAAGGGTGTTGAGATCCCAATCCATGAGCGACAGGGTGTTGAATTTGACGTACCAATTCGGCGAGATGATCAACTTCCGGGTCATCTCCTGCTGGATGCCTGTCACGATCGTCCGGACTGTCGTCTGTATAAACGAGTTCCAGGCGTCCTGGCTGTAGTCCCCGACGCCCAGCAGGAAAGGCGGGACGCCGATGATCGCGGCGACCATGCGTTTGTCGAGCTGCACGGTGTCATTGATCGCAAGGTCTGCCAGGCTGAGCGGCCGGACCTGCTCCACGCTGAACTGCTCCGACGGGATCATCCAGGGCTCACCCGCTTCCGCGCTCTCGATGTATTGCTGCAGCAGCTTCCTCCGGCCCTCCGGGCTTGCGAAGTCATCGGTGAGGCCGTCGACCTTGACGATGATCGAGGGTTTCCACTTTGATGCCATGAAGCCGCGCTCCGTCTCAGCGGCCTGCCGCAGGTTGTGAGCCAGGTCGCGGAGGCTGACCTGCATCCCTCGTCCCTTCCACAGATAAAGCTCATCCGGGTTGTGCACGAAGTGCAGCACAGAGTCCGGCCGGTGGGCCTTGCCGTCGATCAGGACTGCGTAATCGCGATAGCTCCCGGAGTCCGGCACGAAGCTGACCCGGGAGGCCGCGATCGGCTCGAGGCTCTGCAGATAACCTTTGTAGGTGTGCGGCACGACGATCGAATTGCCGCCGCCGTAGAGGAGGAGGTTCATGACGATTGCCTCCATCCAGGCCTTCCTGGTCATGGTCGGCATCGGCTCGATGTCGATGGCACGGCTGAGCTCGTTCACGATCCGGATGTCTCCCCTGTCGGTGTTCGACATGATATAGATCGTCATGCTGCCGATGATCTCGGCCACGCGCCGGCAGGCGGTCATGATCTCCGGACACTTGTCCAGCGACGTGTAGCCGCTGACGCACAGGGTCTGATAGGCCTCATCGCTCAGCAGGTAGGCCACCTTGCTCGTCGGCGTGGTGTCGCTTCTGATTTGCTTTTTTCTTTTTCTGCTCATATCACTCCCCAAACCATGCGCGGGCCTTGTCGCGCTTCTCTCCGTCCTCGATCGCCCGGACGCAGGCGAAGACGGAGGCATCGAAGAGGTCGATGCGCATATTCGGCTGGACCTTTTCGTACTGGATCATGTCGTCCTGCTTCTCCATCGCTGATACGTTCGAGACGCAATATTCATAAGCCTCAGAGTGCAGATAGTAGAGGCGGCCATCCTTGGCCGCCTTCTCGATCTTTCTGAAGCCTTTAGACTTTTTTATGTAGAGCTGCGGCTGGTCGACGATCCGGAAGTGCTTCGCCTGCATCAGCGGGATGTACTCCTCGCCGGCAAATTTGGGATCGTGCCCGACCTGTTTGATCTTGAATCCGCGGTCGCGCATCTCACAGAACCAGCTCACGACGTCGGAATAGTTGACCGTCGGAGAATTGCACAGCGTCAGCCAGCCATCGTCCGCCCAGCCGAAGAGTGGGATGTTATCCTCTTCCGCTTTATGGACGGCGGCGGTCACCGGAAAAAATCCGTGTGTGATGATGATCTCCGTGTCGCCATATTGGCCATAGAGCGCCGCGGCGGTCAGGTCGTGGACGCGGGACAGGTCCGCGCCTCCATACCAGGCGACCGGCAGCTTCGCCAGCTCCTCGAGGCTCCAGTCATAGCGGGCGTCGGATGCCCGGAACTCCTCAATATCAAAGTAGGCCTTCATGGCCGCCGTGTAGATGTTGAGCGATCGGCTCAGGAAGTCCTTCCTCTGCTGCGGATCGTTCTGGGCCTGCCGCGCTTCCTGCATCATGTCCGCCGGGCGGATCGTGACGCCATAATTCGGGTTGGCCTTCTGGTGCTGAATCGGGTCGAGATAGTCGACGTCCCCGTTCTCACCCTGGTCTGCGCGGGCCACGAAGGAAAAAAGACTGTCGTCCTGCACGATCCCGGCGGCCACCTTGACGGCGTACTCCATCCGGCCATGGCCGAAGCTGTTGATATTGTCGCCGGCTGTAGTGATGCCGATCATCAATTTGTTTGTGTAGGACTTCATTGCCTCTTTAAATCTGTTATACTGTGCCGGCTTTTTATAGGCGGCCACCTCGTCGGCGATGGCGAAGTTACAGTTGAAAGAATCCTGCGCGTCCGGATTAGATGCCATGATCTGGATCTCGATGGTCCCGTCCGGCCTGCCGTCCTTCGTGAAGGTGTACTTGATCGAGTGCTCGAAGCTGTTATCGTGAACCTCGAAGTCGTCGATGATTCCCTTGTAGCGGAGGGCAAAGGTCATAAAATTAAAGCTCTCGAGCGCCTGCTTCAGCGCGGCGGCCACGACGTAGACGGTGGAGCCTGCGCGCCGCTGGATGATCGAGACCGCGAAGGCGAGGCCGGCGATAAAAGAGGTCTTTCCGTTCTTCCGGCCGAGCATGATAAAGGCCTCTTTATAGCGGCGCTCCTCGGTGCCCCGATACCAGAACCCCAGCAGGTTGTAGATGATGAAGATCTCCCAGGGCTCCAGCAGGAAGGGTTTCCCAAGGAGCGGCGTCCCGTCGAGGGCTTCGCCCTTGCGGTGGACGAAGATGCCCTCGATGATGCTGCAGGCGGCGTCCGCCTGGGCCGTCCTGAAGTCCAGATCCTCCCGATCGAGGTCGGCTTTAAATCTTTTGCACGCGTTCACGATGTCGGCACCGGCCACGACATCCCCGCGGATGACGTCGTCCGCATATTTAACCGCGACGTCCTTATACTGTTTCTTTTTCAAATCCCGAGACCGGCGAGCACGTCCCCGAAGCTCTGCCGGCCTTCCTCCTTCATGGCGTCGGCCTTCAGCTTCTTCAGCCCCGCCGGTGTCAGGCCGAGATCCCGCCAGTATGAGAGGGCCAGCGTGTCGCAGTCCATCAGGACGACCAATGCCGGATTCTTCACCTTATTGGTCGCGCCGGCCTTGTTTGTGTACTCGACGACCGTCTGGCCGCCGCTCTCCTCGAAGAGCTGCTTCGCGTTGTCCCGCTCCTCCATGAGATTCGCCAGGGTGTCGATCACACTGATGAAACATTCGCGGTATGTGCCGGCCTCTTCACAGGCTTTTATGATCCTTTTCTTCCAAGTGGCCGCCTTCAAGGCCCGATCACCTCCCGCGGGGTCCCCTTTCCCCGGAATTTGGCCGCGCGTATAAAGACC